CCAACGCTGGTCTCAATGAAGCAGTATGCAAAAGATCGTGAAGTTTCTTATGAATTAATTCGGAGATACTGCAAGCAGGGACGGATCACGCTGAAAAACAAGCTGATCAATCCAGAGGTTGCCGACAAGGAGCTGGAGGAGAACGTTGCGATCAATGGAAACTCGAAGCTTGCAAAAGGATCCGCTCCGAGATCCACGGTCACTGACACGAATCACACTGTTGAATATAACAAAGCAAAAGCGAGGCGAGAAAAAAGCAAAGCGGACCTTGCGGAGTTGGAGTTCAAAGAAAAAGCAGGACTCTTGATTTCTGTCGTTCAGGTTGAGAGAGAGGCCGAAACACTCTATCGGCAATACAGAGACCAGATGCTCAACGTTGTTATTCGGGCAACGAAAAAACTTCTCGGAGAGACAAGTGAGTTCAAATTCAGAAGGATCCTGAAAGTAGAAATTGAAAACGCTATTCAAAAAATTAAATGAATTGTGTCGACTGGCGTGGGCGGGGAATAGACACAAGCAGAGCGGCAAAACTTCTCATAAAACTCCAGTGAGTCGCTCGATAATCTTTATGTCGGACAATCCCTGGGACTGGGGAATCTCAAAACAGGAATATCATTTTGAAATAGTTCCGAGATCTTTTTATGAGGAAAGGAAACCGATGGAAGACGAGACAGTAAAAATTGACTGTTTAATTATTTCCTGCAAATATAATTTGTGGATTTCTAAAGACGTTCGGCATTGTAATTTGAAGCATATTCAAATAGGGACCAGAGTGATCACAGACTATCCGCACGGGATCGAAGGTGTTTGTTTAAATATGGAAGAGGGAAAATGAAGAAAGCAACAAAGAACATGATTGAAAGATGGAAAAATAATGTGAAGAAAATCAAGAACACGCAACGGAGGAGAGCGTTGCTTTTTATGGTCGAAGGAATTGAACATCGGATCAACATGCACAGAAAGGAGCTGGGAGAGTGATCACGGACTATTCGCACGGGATCGAAGGTGTTTGTTTAAACATGGAAGATAAAAAATGAAAGGAGAGACATGATATGCAGTCCGAGGAACAAAAAAAAGCAGAAGGAAAACGCTTTGACGAATATGAAAAGAAAAAAAGAGAAGCAATAGAAGCGAAGCTATACAAAATGGATGATCAGAGACTTTTGTGTGAGCTTGCAATTGCATACGGGAACACGGATGACGCTGATCTGGGATCCTATCACAGACGGAACCTCATGACGGTCTTTGCGGACCTGAATCTGGATCACATGGAAGACTATCCTTGCGATACAAAGGAAGGGAGCGACAAGAAGCATGGCTGATCATTATAAAACACTGGGAGTGAAGCGGAGCGCAACACAGGGAGAGATCAAGGATCAATATAGATTGCTGTCGAAACAGTATCATCCTGACAAGCTCGGAGGAGATGAAAAGAAGTTCAAGGAGATTGCAAGTGCGTATGAAGTTCTGGGAGACTGGGAGAGGCGGAAATCTTATCATGAAACTGGATCCGATACAACGGAAGCGGATTTTGACAGGAAAGCGGGAGGTCTCCTGCAACAGTTGTTTCAGCTTATAGTCTCACAGAAGGGCCTTGTCGAGATGCAGAAAATGGATGTGATCAAAGCTGTCAATGATCAGATCGACAGCGGCATGGACAAGCTGGACGACAACATCGACGTCGCAAGGCGAAGCAGGAAAGAGATCGGGAATATCGTCAAGCGGGTCAAGCATAAAAACAAAATGAATCCGATCCGCCTCATGTTGATACAAGAGATCCAGAAACACACTGAGACGATCATGACATCGAAGGAAGGAAAGGAAGTCGGAAAGAGGGCAAGAGCAATGTGGAAAGAGTATGGATTTGATCATGATCAGGAACAAATGAAAGTCAACTATCGGCTCGGCTACGGGAACGTCATGGCGAACCTCCAGACTGTCACATTTACGGGGACATGCTAACAACTGAAAAAAATTATTAACGGGAGAAGACAAATGGCAAAAGTGAAATCATTAGACGAAAAGTTTTTTCAATATCACAGTGACAACCCGCATATATTTGATTTGTTTTTAAGCTATGCGAGACAGGTCAAAGGTGCAGGGTTTAAGCATTACGGGTTTCATACTATTATGCACAGAGTCAGGTGGCATCTTAATATTGAAACAACAGATCCAGAGGGCTACAAAATGAATAATAATTATTCGAGTAGATATGCCAGATTACTGGCGAAAAAGAATCCTGAGTTCAAAGGATTTTTTAGAAACAGAAAGCTGACAACTTTTTCAGTGCTGGAGAGTTCATGAGCAAAAAAATTATGTATAGTTTCGAAGAGGGAGAGACATGGCACTGTAACGACATTGACGAATTGCTCCAAGAAGGTCTTTCGGAAGGATGGATCCTCGCAGGAGAAAGCAACGAGATTGTTGTTTATAGCGGTACTTGTAAGATTGAAAAAGCGTCCGTCTATCTGGATGACATTGTTGACATGCTAACAGAGAACGCACACGAGGAGTGCGGTGAGGTTGTCGGCTCATGGCTAGAAGGAAGCGGGGACTTGTTGCAAAAAGCAATGTCAGACTGCCTTGATAATTGGTGTGATAAATACGGAAAGACGGCTTTCTTTGGATGTATAGAAAACATTAAGCCGATACACATTAATATATTAAAAATACAGGGCGATGATATTGTCTGGGAGTATAGGGACATGGAGGGATCGTCATGAGTGAAAAATCAGAACAGAAACTTCTCGTCAGTTGGTTCTCATATCAATACAAGCCTTTTAAAATGATCGCTATTCCGAACGCACAGAAATTCCTCGGAAAATCTAAAAACATTTTCTCGATGATCAACTCAATGGTCGCAGAGGGATTCGTGAAAGGGACCTCGGATCTGTTCATTGCGGCTCCTGTTGGAGAGTATTCGGGAATGTGGCTGGAGATGAAGGACAAAAACAAGCAATATAAACACGTTGAAGAAAACCAGCGGATCTTTCTCCGAGACATGCTTGCGGCTGGTTACTATGCGACATGGGCCGCTGGATTTGAAAACGCTCAAAGAGAAGTCAATGACTATATGAAAGGGCTTTTATGATATACATAGAAATCAAAAGGAAGTGCGGACACAGGGAGAAGATCGGAGTCGCTGGGTTCTCTGGGACGTTTGACGATATTCCAGAAGATTTCAAAGACGCTTGCGTCATTGGAGTCATGGAGCAGGAGTGCAAAGTTTGTTTGCCTTGCTTTGAAAAATTACCAGTTCAGGAAAAGCGAAGATTATTGAAAGAGGTCTCAGATGAAAAAATACTTAATCACCTTTGATGGATTTGCGAGACATTGCGAGCATAGAGGGAGGCACAAGTTGACATGTTCATATCACACAGTCGTCAGGGGTCTCGCTGGAATGTCTGACTGTAAGGAAGAGTTGTGTCCAGTTTTAAACAATGACAATATTATTGAAAGGGGTCCAGATGGGCGAAGCGTCAAGGAGAGGAAGTTTCAACGACCGAAGAGAACAGGCCGTCACTAGAAACAAGGAGAGGATGATCAAGTCGATGGAGGACGCAGAAAAAGCGGACAAGGACCTGACGAAAGAGGAGAGAGACGCAAAAACAAAAGCGAGGCTCTCCATGCTGTCGTTTATGGCGTTTATGAAGAGATCTGGCCTTTCGATGAAAGAAGTCAAGAGAGCGGTGAAACGGAAGAACAAGCATTTTAATAAAACTTGACAAGCAAAGCTTTTGAATTAGTATTTGTGAATGGTCGCAATCAAGAAAGGAATATTCACAAAGGCCGCTCTCAAGGGATTGACGCTCGATCCAGATCTCCAAGTCCATGAGTGGGCTGAAAAATTCAGGATCCTTTCATCCAAAGGATCAGCAGAGCCAGGACATTGGAGAAACGAGCGGACTCCATACCTCAAGGAGATCATGTCCTGTTTGTCCGCAAGCAGTCCAGAGGAATATGTTGTTTTCGTTTCTGGGACACAACTCGGAAAAACCGAATGTATTCTCAACTGGGCTGGAGAGGTAATCCATTTGATGCCTGGGCCGATGGCGATTGTTCAATCGACTCTAGGATCTGGAGAGATCTTCTCGAAACAGAGACTCCAGCCGATGATTGACTGCACTCCAGTTCTTTATGATAAAGTCGCAAAGTCCAGAGAACGAGAGGCTGGAAACACGACCATGATGAAGGAATTTGCTGGAGGATCTATCAACATACTCACAGCAAACTCCGAAGACTCTCTCAGGTCAAAGCCGATCCGCTTCCTCGCACTTGACGAGGTTGACATGTACCCAGGTTGGACGGTTTCAAAGGCAATCGAAAGGACCGAAACATTTTCAAACCGAAAAATCTTCCTTTGTTCATCTCCGAAAAAGCTCGTTGATTCTATAATCTGGGCCGAGTGGCTCATGTCAGATCAAAGAGAGTATCATCTCCCATGTCCCGACTGTGATCACTTACAGACAATCAAGTGGAAAAATATAAAATTCCAATATGACAGAGACACGTTCAAGATCATCGGAGAGGTTCTCCTCGCTTGCGAGAATTGTGGATCCTTAATTCCTGAAAACAAAAAGCTGGAAATGTTACAAGAGGGAAAATGGATCTCTGGAAATCCTAACGGAAAATACCCAGGATTTCGGCTCCCGCAATTGTATTCAGTTTTGGGAGCGAGCAAGTGGAGAAGCGCAGTCAACAAACACTTAAAAATTCAACAGAAAAAGAAAAAAGGAAATCCGACATATATTCAGGACCGAGAGACTTTCACAAATGACGTCCTTGCGGAGCCGTGGGAGGAGGCAGAAAATCCGACGACATCGTGGGAGGTCCTGTTCAACAGGAGAGAGAACTTCTCAGAAGACATCCTGAACGAGAAAGTCATTTTGCTCACAGCGGGAGTCGACATTCAAGATGATCGAATCGAGGTGCAAGTGCTGGGATTTGGGCTTGATCATGAGGTCTATGTGATTGAGTACAAAACTTTTCACGGGAAACTTTCTGATCTGGAGATCTGGGCACATCTTGACGAGTTCCTTTTGAAATCATATCGGCATCCAGCGGGACAAAGAATGCGGATAATGTCTGCGTCGATCGACACAGGAGGACACTATCCTGCAAAAGTTTACGAGTTCACAAAAACGAGATATATCCCGAAAGTCAGATATGTTTTTTCGATCAAGGGATCCTCAACATACAACCAGCCGATCGTCAAGGCCCCGTCAAAACAACAAGGAGCGTATTTGTTCGTGGTCGGAACTGACACAGCAAAGGACCATCTAAATGAATGCTTGAAAACGGAATTGCCAGGGGCGGGTTATATTCATTTTCCGCTGACGATGCCAGAGTCTTATTTCCATCAACTCTGTTCGGAGAAAAAAATCACTGAATGGTTCAAGGGCAAAAGGAGGAAGGTCTGGAAGAATACGAGCCGAGCAAGGAACGAGGCTCTTGACACGTTTGTCTATGGGATTTGTGCATTATACATTTTGCAATACTGGCTTTACCCGAACGCAACCGTCTCGCAGATGTTGGAGGAGATCTCGAAAAAAGAAAATATAACTTTACAAGGAGAGGCAAATCCTGTAATGGAGGAGGGCAAGCAAAAAACAGCAACTCAAGCACGGCGTCCGAAACGGAGAGTTATTTCGAAAGGAATCAGAATATAATGGCACTAACGACGGCAGAAATGGAAACAAATCTCACGCTGGCAAATGCCGCTTATCAAAAAGCGTTGAAAGCTCTCCAGTACACAACAGGAAACCGATCAAAGACGAATCAAAAAGTCAAGGACCTCCGAGAAGAGATGCAATACTGGTCAGGAGCAATTGCAAAAGCAGGACGGGGCGGGATCTCGCTCCGAGGAATAACAACAGTCTAACGGGAGTCAATAATGAAAAACAAACAAAGTGATCAAGAGGACAAGCCGTTTTATTATGTCAACCCAAAGTGTCCAGCGGATCCAGTGGCAAAGGTTTTTTGTTCAAATTCTGAATGCGTGAATTTTATTCCAGTCCACCAGACATGCAACTTGAAATCAATTTTGATAAGTGAGAAAGGCGTCTGTGAATTTTCCGTTCCGAAGAAAATCACAAAATTGAAATCTCATGCGAAACCCAAAAAAAGGCATTAATATGGCGGCTCTCCCGCTGATCGCTCAACAGAGCATTATCGACAAGAGCGACTTTGTTGCAGTCAACGGGGCGTATCATGGAGCCTCAAAGAAGAGACGGACCATCAAGGAATTTGTTCCAAAGATGGGAGACGCTGACGCAGACACACTGGACGATCTCCAGACACTCAGGGATCGCAGTCGTTCGTTATTGAGAAACACTCCAATCGCTTCGGGAGCAATCAGGACAAATCAGGTCCATGTCATCGGATCAGGACTCAAGCTCCAGTCACGGGTCAATGCGGAGATCCTCGGAATGAGCGAGGCAGACGCAGATCTCTGGCAACAGAAAACAGAAAGCGAGTTCCTTTCGTGGGCCGAGTCTCTGGATGTTGACATAAACAGAGGCAAAAATTTCTATGACTTCCAGAACCTTGTTTTCAGGTCCATTCTTGAGAGCGGAGACTGTTTCGTCCTCCCACTCTTCAAGGAGATCAACACGCTGAACTATGGTCTGAGATTACAGGTGATTGAAGCTGACAGGGTTGAGAACCCAAACAACAAGCGAGACACGACAACGCTCGCAGGAGGAGTTGAAAAACAGAAAGACGGAACTCCGAAAAAATACTGGATCCGAACTCAACACCCAGGATCAGAAAAAACTCCGATCGAGAGAAAGTGGGAATCAATCAGAGCTTTCACTGGAAACGGCCGAAGAAAAATAATTCACATTTATGAACAACTGCGACCAACTCAGACACGAGGCGTCCCGTATCTTGCGCCAGTCATTGAGATGCTCCACCAGCTTGGAAAATATACTGACGCAGAATTGCAAAGTGCGGTCATCTCGTCATATTTCACAGTGTTTGTCACTACTCCAGAGGGAGGCGGAAATTTCTCAACATTCTTGCCAAGTGATGAAGGTGGAGAGTCAGCAGATGAAGACTACACTCTCGGATCTGGTTCAATCGTAGGACTGGCAGAGGGAGAGACAATATCAACAGCAAACCCAGGACGGCCGAACGCAACATTCGATCCTTTTGTCACAAGCATATTGAGACAGATCGGAGCTTCACTGGGACTCCCGTTCGAATTGTTGATCCAACATTTTACGAAAAGTTACTCGGCCGCTCGCACGGCCATGCTTAATGCTTGGAAGGTTTTCATGACAAGGAGATCTTTCATGGTCGATCATTTTTGCAACCTTGTCTATGAGCTATGGATGGAGGAGGCTGTTCTCAGGGAGAGGATCGTTGCTCCTGGGTTTTTGACGGATCCTCTTCTCAGGAAAGCTTTTCTCGGAAACCTCTGGATCGGACCTGCCGCTGGTATGATCGATCCAGTGAAAGAGACCGTTGCGGCACAGGCGAGAGTTGATGGATTTTTCAGCAATATTTCAATTGAGTCTGCGGCAATGGGAATCGATTTTGATCAGAACATTAAACAGATTGCAAGAGAGCAAAAGAAACTTCAAACCATTCGCAAAACTATGGCTCCTCCAGAAGAGGCTCTCAGTGCGATGGATCAGTTGAGGCTCATGGAGGAAGAGGAGCGAAAAAATAATAAGGAGGAGGACGACGAAGATGACGACAAAAAGCAAAGTTAAATTATTCCCGACATTGTGGGCGATACTGGAAACAGAGCTGACAAAGATTGAGTCTCAATATAGCGGCTTTACAAGCGAGATGATTGCGGGACTTGAGAAGGACTCAAAGGTTGCACTTGATAACATGGAGACTCTGACTCCATTCAACTCTGGCGATGTGACGATCATCAACAATATCGGCATCTTGAGGATCGAGGGAGTGATCACGCAAAAAGCAGACATCTTCACAATGATATTCGGAGGGGCAACACTTGACACTCTCACAGTCGATTTCAAATCACTGGTTGAGAATGAAGACATTGACACAATTGTTCTGGACATTGACTCTCCTGGCGGGACAGTCGCAGGAGTTCAGGACTTCGCAAATCTTGTTTTTGATGCGAGGGAGAGAAAGAAAATCATCTCAATTTCCTCGTCAATCATGACTTCGGCGGCGATGTGGATAGGTGCGGCCGCTGAACTTGTTTTTATTTCGTGCGGGACCGTGACAACAGGGAGCATCGGGGTCCTGACAACTCACGTTGATGTTTCTCAGCTTGAGGCTGATCTGGGAATCAAAACGACAGAGATCACGGCAGGAAGGTTCAAGAGAATCGCTTCCTCCTTTGCTCCTTTGTCTGACGCTGGACGCTCTGAATTACAGAGTCAGGTTGACAAGATGATGGAAGCTTTTGTCAGCGACATTGCAAGATTCAGAGGAGCGAGTGATCAAGAGGTCAAGAGCAACATGGCTGACGGCAAGATTTTCATCGGTGACAATGCGGTGAAAGCAGGGCTTGTCGATGACATAAAAACATTTGATTTATTAATTGAAACCATTAATGACGGAGGAGTTGACATGGGTTTATTCACGAAGAAAGAAGCAAATCTGGACAATTTAAGAGCGGATCATTCTGATCTGTATAATGAAGCAGTCGCAGTCGGCGTTGATCAGAACAAAGAAGCTGTTGCAAAAGAAGCAGATCAACTGTCGAAAAGCTCACATGATGCTGGAGTTCTCACTGGAGCAGACGCAGAGAGAGCGAGGATTCAGGGGATCAATGACTGCACTATCATCGGGCAGGAAGATCTCGGAAAGTCTCTGATCGCTGACGGAAAGACTACCGCTGGAGAGGCCGCAATCCAGATGATCAATGCAAATAAGAAAGCGAACGTTGACGGACTCAAGAAGATTGAGAAGACTTCCGCAAAGGCTGTCGAAGACGAAACGGAAGAAACAGTTCTTGACGATGCGAACATGACAGCCAAAGAGAGATGGGACAAGGATCCCAAACTTGCAAAAGAGTTCGAGTCCTTTGAGGCGTTCGAAGCAATGGAAAAGAATTCTGAGAATTACAGGATCCTGAAAAAATAGTCGGTAATCGGTAAGCTTATCACACGATTTTTTGAATAGATATATTTTGATGTAAAACATTTTTTAACACGGAGGAAATTATGACAACGTTAGCAGTCAATGTGGCGAGAGCTTTTGTTCTCGGAAATGAAAACGACTTTCCAGCTATTGCCGATATATTTTTCGAAGGTTCGGCGGTTGGTCTTGTTGATGCAACTGGTCACGCAAGGCCGCTGGAGTTTCCAGATCGCTTTGTCGGATTCGTTCAGGAAAAGTTGGACTCTTCTCTGGTTTCTGCGGCTGATAGAAACGTAAGAGTGAGAAAGAGAGGCGTGGTCCGTCTGCCAGTTTCAGGAGCCGTGATCACAGATGTCGGTCAGCCAATATATGCGACTGACGACAACACTTTTGTGTTCTCTCCTGTTGCTTCTGTATTCATCGGAAAAGTTGTTCGCTTTGTTTCCGCTGGAGTTGTTGACGTTGAATTTGACGCTGGCAATATGCTTGATCCTTACGCTGGCAGAGTGTGGGAGACTTACTCAGCCAGTTCCACTCTTGACGTCCTAGACACAGCAAAAGGGTTCTGGGTTGATACGGACGCTCAGACAATGTTGATGTTGACTTATGCCGCTGGAACTGCAATCGACATCGTTGTCATGAACGGTGGAGCTTTCGGAACTGTCGAAATCTTGATTGATGTTGACGGTGGCGATGTAATGCACGGCCCAGACGACACGGGTGCGGCTGGTGGAATCACTACCAACACGAAAGCGACTGCAAGACGAGGAGACTTCATTGTTGTCAGCACTGGTGGCGATGACGGTTATATGATAACTGAAAAGCGAGGTATCTGGACGATAGCGTAAACATGGGGAATTCTATCAACAAACAGGCCAGAATTGATCTGACGTCGGCGATGCAAAGCATCAATATTGAAATTGATGAATGCACTTTGCCGCTGTTGAATTCCTCAGTGTCGCAAGTTATCATTGATGTAAATGATGGAGAGGTCGCAAAAGTGCGGCCTCTCTATATCATTCAAAAATAATATTAATCTGGTATGTCTTTCATCCCGAAGGGGACACTGAAAGCTCGGATTCATAGCAAATTTAGAAATTTTAATTTGCTCGGATTCGAGCTTTTTTTTATAGAATAAGGAGGCTAAAAATGGGCGCACTAGCACTATCAAGCAGGGCGATAATCGGAGAATTCTTTTTGCGATTAGAGCAAAACGTCGGAACGGCTTGGATCGATCAGGTCTCAATGTTGTTCCAGTCGAATCAAGAGTCAGAGACTTACAAATGGCTTGGAATGGTCCCTCAGATGCGTGAATGGCTTGGCGGTCGTAATGCCAAAGGGTTCAGAGATAACGGAATCACAATCACGAACTTGGAATTCGAAGCGACTCTGGAGGTACTTGTCAAGGAGTTGAGAAGGGACAAGACAGGACAAGTCCTTTTGAGGATCCGTGAGCTTGCAGACAGGACCAACTCTCACTGGGCGAAACTTCTTTCAGCGTTGATCATCAACGGTGAAACAAATCTTTGTTATGACGGAGCGGAATTTTTCGCCACTGATCATGAGGAAGGTGACTCTGGATCCCAGTCAAACGACATCACATCCGATGTCACAACAACGACCGCTCCAAGTGCGGCTGAGATGGAGATCGCTATCCTTGCGGCCGTCACTCAGATCCTTTCTTTCGTTGACGATGAAGCAGAGCCAATGAATGAAGGTGCGAACTCTTTCGGGATCATGGTTCCAGTTCCGTTCATGGCGTCAACATTGTCTGCGTTGAAAAACGCAACAATCGTCGACTCTAACGGATCAAGGGTCAACACAATCCTGTCTTCTGGATTCAGCTTTGATCTCTGGGTCAATCCAAGATTAAGCTGGACAACTAAGTTTGCAACATTCAGGACTGACGGAAACGCAAAGCCGTTGATCAGGCAGGAGGAGGAAGCTGTCAAGGTCGATGCGATTGCGGAAGGTTCTGAGCTTGAGTTCAATGACAAGAAACATCACTATGGTGTTTCAGCTTCTCGTAATGTGGGTTATGGGTTCTGGCAACATGCGAACCTGACAACTCTAGTCTAAGGGTTTTTTTATCTGCCGCTCTCTGTTGACGAACGAGCTTTCCATCCTTTCTCTCGAACGTCAGCAGGGGGCACTCCCGAACAGGAAATCAAAAAAATGTCAACATTCAAAGAAGATTTAATCACAGACCTAGAAGTCTTCCTCGATAACGAGGAGTTCGCCGTTGATATAACCTACAACGCTGGGACCATTCAAGGAATATTTGATGCAGAATTTTCAAGTGCAGTCGAGGGAGAGATGGGGATCGAGTCAACGGTCCCTCAAGTCATGGTCAAGACAAGTGATGTTTCGAGTGCAGTTCACGGGCAAACGATGACGATCAACTCTGTTGTATATAAGATCATCGGGATCCAGCCTGACGGTACAGGAACGACATTAATTTTGTTATCAGAAGATTAAGGAGCCGAGATGGGGGAGAAAGTTGGACAAGGACATTTGCCGATCGCAAGACCTACAAGTTTTCTCATTGAAGTGGTAAAGGGAAACGTCCCTGGTCACTCGCTCATTCATGTATTTGGAAAGGCCGATGTTGGCACAACGTTTGTCCCGATCGCATCCTCGCTAAAATATCCTACACCTACAATCGCCACGGCACTGGAAGTCGTTTCAGATGATCCGAACGACACAGCACTCGGTTCGGGTGCGAGAGAGATCTCTGTCATCGGCCTTGATAGTACATGGAGAGAGATCACACAGGTTGTCCCGACAAGCGGACTCACTGGAGTTCCTTTGCCGATTGACATGGTAAGGGTGTACGGCTGGTGGGTCAGTGCTTCTGGTACTTATGCAACATCAACACAAGGATCACACGCTGGAACGATTACTATTCAGGAAGCTGTCGGAGGAGCGTTGTGGTTCAATGGGATTGTCACTCCATACCCTAAAGGGCAATCTGAAATTGCAGGATATACCGTTCCAGTAGGATTTCGAGCGTTGATTTTTATTGAGTCAATAGTTGCTGACACGAACAAGGCAGTTGATGTTATGTTTTTAAAAAGACTGGACGCTGATCGAATAGCGGCTCCATTTTCAGCAATGCGAGTGGTGAAGGATTATGTCGGAGTTTCTTCTCACGCAGTTGGGGCAGATCAAAACGCTCCGATTGATACGTTCCCAGCAAAAACCGATTTGATGTTTATGGCGAAAGTCTCCAATGGTACAGCGTCGGTCAGCGTGGATTATGAGTTGCTTTTAATAGCAGACGGTTATTGATAGCATGGAGAGACATGCTTCAATGATTTTGAACGTCTCACAGAGGACCTGAGAGAGTCGGATTTTTTGAGAAAGAGAGAAAATGCCAGATTCAAGACGACAACAAATAATTGATCAGATCAAAACACTTCTCGCAACGGTGACAGTGTTGAATGGTTTCAAGACAGATGTCGGTTCAAATGTTTTTGAATGGAAAGGAACTAATTTCCAAGACATTGACATTCCTGGGATTGATGTTCGGGATCCCAGCGAAGAGGTAGAGACAAAAGGCGGTCGTCACTTTTACACTCTGACGATTGAGATCGAAGCAAAGGTCTCTGCAAGTGCATCAACGAACGAGGCCAGAGAGGTCCTCGCAGATATTCAAACACTCATGAGGGACAATCAGAACCTCGGAGGGCTGGCCCATCTTGTCAGGCCCGTCCAGAACGAAATTCTTGACTTTGAACAAGCAAACAACAAATTCGGATCTGTTTCAATACGTTTAGAAATAGTTTATGCAACAGAAGCTTTTCAACCTTATAGCTAGGAGGCAGTAAAATGGCAACAGCAGACTACACGCTCGGTGGAGCAAGATTGTTTTTCAATGACGGCGGACAAGACGGAGCCGCTGGAAATGGGTTTCTTGATCTGGGAAACATTCCATCATTCTCGATAGAGAGGACCATTGCGGAGATCGAACATTTTGCGTTCATCGCAAGTTCACTCTCTCGTCAGAAAGATCTCAACATCGTGACTGACATCGGAATGAGTTTCAACTTTGCAATCGATGAACTGTTCTCAGATAATTGGAACATAATCCTGTTCGGTAACGGAACAACGTCAACGACTCAGGCTGGAGAAGCTGTTGTTGATGAAGTCACAACCGCTCCGATCATTCTGGATCGTTCTATCTTCACAGCGCAGACAAATATTTCAGCTTTCAACATTGATGATCAGTTGTTGATTGCGTCTCCGTATGTTCTCGGAACTGACTATGAGATTGTGAACGCACTGACTGGAGAGATCAAGATCCTTTCTGGTGGAGCGATCACGTCAGGACTGACTCCATTGTATATGACGTATGTATCAGCGGCAAGGACAAGAGATCGAATCGTTCCTGGCGATGATACGTCAATCAAGGGATCCGCAAGGCTGGAGTTTCAAGGCCAGAATGGTGGCAACATTACATGGATCATAAACAACTGCGAGATCAAACCAGACGGATCCAGTCCGATCTCTTCAACGGAAGTTTCTGAATCAAATCTGGTCCTGAACATTCTTGTTGATAAAGTCGTGACTCCAGCGGAGCCTTTCGGCTTTGTGCTTCACGGTTCTTAAACTGAAAAAATATGAAAACTTTTTTTGAAGAAAAACAAATCTCCATTGAAAACGGAGACGGTCAAGTTGTGACGTTCTTCATGCGTCCGATTAAAATCAAAGAACTGCCGATCATTAATCGAGTCAGCAAACTTGCAGAAGAATCGGACTCAGAAGAATTCACAACTCCATTGTTGCTCTCCCTCATGCTGGATTGTCTCAGCATAGGGGGAGAGAACATCCCAGTCAGTGCGACTCAAGATCTGGTCAACACTTTTATTGAATATAATTTTCCAAAACCAGATGAAGCAAACGAGACAAAGAAGTTGAAAAAGAAAACAGAGCCTCTTTCTTTTTACATTGATTTCCTTGTTTCCGTGGGTCATAGTGTTCCCGATATAATGGAAATGACTTTGTCGCAGTTTAATGAATTAATAATGAAAGCAGGAGAGAGGCTCAATCCGTCGTTAAAAATACAGGACCCGATTGATGTGTTTCGGAAACTTAAAATTCCGATAAGAGGAACAAGAGGAACTTAATGGCTGACGATGTAAAAATAAAAATAGGTGGAGACACTTCTGGAGCAGAGGCCAGCATCAAGGATCTCGAACAGGAAACGAAAAAGTCTTTCGAGAAAATGGCCCAGACCGCAGAGGAGGCCGCCGATGATGTTGCGAAGTCTTTCAAGAGAGCGGGGATCCGAACAGAGAAAGAGATTAAAGAAAGCTCAATAAAAGCGAAGAGAGACTTTGAAAGAATAAGAGACTCAGGAGTTGCTTCTGCGAACGACATCAAGCGAGCGCACAACTCCATGACTGCGAAGTTGAAAAAGAATAGTCGGGAACTAGCAACAAGCTCGCAAAGAATTTCAAAGATTTTCACGAACATCAAGGGGACCATTATTGCGGCAACAGTGGCCGCAGTCGGGTTCTTTGGTGCGAAAGTATTCGGCGAGGCGATTCGATTTGAATCAGCTTTGCTCGATCTGCAAAAAGTAATGAGTGACACAGAGGGAGACGCAAAGCAGTTCACGGGAGTGACAGAAGAGCTTGCGAAAAAATTCGGAGTTTCTTCTGCCGAAGTCTTGCAGGGTGCGGCGAACTTCAAGCAAGCAGGGTTTAATTTGCAAGAGGCGTTTATGCTACAAGAGCAAGCGTTGAAGCTCGTCATCGCTGGAGACATAGAGGCCGCCGAAGCTTCTGAGTTGCTGGTGTCGACTCTCAAGGGGTTCAAGGCTCCAGCGTCAGAAGCGGCAAGGCTGACAGACGTATTGAACGAAGTCTCAAACAGATACGCAACGAACTTGCAAGAATTAGCGATCGGCATGGCTCAAGTTTCTCCCATTGCAAAAATAATGGGTTTCACTTTCGAAGAAACCGCAGGACTCTTGACTCCAATTATTGAAGTCTTTAGGTCAGGAAGCGAGTCGGCCCGTGGGTTCAGAACTGGCTTATTGAAATTGCTTGACGATTCAGTTCCCGTCACGAATGCTCTCATTGATTTAGGCGTTGCACAAAGAGAGGGCGTCAACAAGACAATGCGATCGGGAAAGGATATTGTGGCAGATGTCGCACAGGCTTTCAGGGGGCTGGAAGAAAATCAGAAGCTTGTCTTTGCGACTCAGATTGTAGGAATAAAACAAGCGGCAAAAATGGTACAAGTTTTTGACGGGCTGTCAGATACACTGGCGATCACTAACGTGGGAATGGAAGCGCACGGATCCATCAACAAGGAAGTCGCTGTTCGCTTGGCGTCTACTCACTCAAGAGGCAAAACAGCGGCGCAGGGTTTCAGTATAATGGCGAAGTCAATCGGTGATCTTTTGCTCCCAGCTTGGAACGCTTTGCTTGACATTATAATTCCGACACTCGATGCAATCACGTTCAGTATCAGAGCGATTTCGAAAGCGAATTCGGCTCTTGAAAATATCGGCTCGGTTTTAGCAAATCCAGTTTTTGCTTTTTTCGGATTTGTCAAAGCGTCAAAGAAGGTGGAGGATCAAACCCATGCACTGATCAAGGCGAATGAAGAGTTTGAAACGTCTGAGGAGAAGATTGCGACACAGTTGAAGGCTGGTGCAGAAGCGTTTGAAGAGAGACGGAAGAGCAGACAGGAAGACGCTCAAGCCGCTTCCGATGCGGCAGAGAAAGAACTTGCGGCTGTCTCTCTCAGCTTGACAGTGCAACAGGAAAAAAACAAAGTAATCAAAGAGAGTATCAGGTCAGTCAAAAGCACTCTCCGAGACCTCGAAAGAGACTTGCAGTCAGCCGCCTCGTTCACGCAAAAGATCCTTGCTTCAATTGCGGCAAGTCAAAAGGTAATTGCACAACAGGGACTCGATCCGCTGGAGAAGTTACTTGATAACCTTGATAGAGCGCAGAAGGATTTCAGGGAGGCAGTCAAGGCGGAGGGGGCTGGGAACGTTGAGGAGGCTCAAGAATTAACGCTATCGGCCGTTAATGCCGCAAACGCAATTCTGGAGATCCAGAAAGGGGCAACGGCAGGATCCGAAGTCACAACGTCTGAACTGTCAAAAGCGACACGGCAAGCGGAGAAACTCGTTTCGTCAGCGTTGAAGTTC